TACCCTTTACCTTTTTATCGTAGACGACCTTCCCTTTGGGTTTCTTCGCCTCACGTAGTTCTTTGAATGTTTTCATACTTTTATTTATAAAAAAAGATATTTCTAAAACAACATTTGTTCTATATAAGGGCAAAGCGTTTTTGCAATTAATCTAGAACCCTCAGCGGTAGGATGGATACACCTTGTAAAATATCTTTCTGAATGTTTCCTTTCTTTGTTATATTTTTCTCTTCTCATGAGATATGAAACATTATCTCTTTGATCCAACCAATCACCTGTCAGTATGTCATACATTGTGTTGTAATTTGTATCCGGTTCGATCCAATATTTTTTCATAGAAACAAATGGAAGTCGAACAAACCGATTTTCATATGAGTCATAGACATGACTGTGTAATTGTTGGTCGCAAATACTGTTTGTAAACCTGACCGGGATTCCCATAGATTGACATATACCCAAAACCGAATAATATGCAGATTGATAATTATATCTGTGAAACTCTAATGTTATCCGTCTTTTTAGTTCTTTTGATATACTCTCTTCGACTGAACCAGATCTAAAGTTTACGATTTTATACTCCGGTTTAATCTGGTTATCATCTTCTACCAAACTGTGTCTATTCCACTCGGTAAAGGAAACCAGAAAAACACAATCTTTTGTATCATTATTTTGGACATATTCCAGAACCGAACTGGCTATTGAAGCATTCGAGTTCCCTCGAAATCCAATATTTTCCACATTGATTTCTGGAATAAACTCCGAAATGTAATGACAAATATTTAAGTTATTAACTGCATGTTTGGGATAAAGTCTGTATCCCTCAACCCAACTNTCGCCAAAAACCACTAATTTCATAAACCAATTGTTAAAATTTTAACGGTTACTTCTTGTGCTTCTTAGGTTTTCTTTCTTTCAGATCTTCTTTTTCGTCATCGTCATCATCATCGTCTTCGTCATCATCATCGTCTTCGTCATCATCTTCGTCATCGTCATCATCTTCTTCTTCGTCTTCTTCTTTTTTATACTTTTTCGCTTCTTCTAGTTCATCTTCAAGTTCCAGTTCTTCATCTTCGAGAGCCAAATCATCATCGTCTCCATTAAAGATTGAACCTGCAACTGCGATCTTTTCTGCTTCCAATCGATCGTCAAGTTTGTCACCAATCAAACCACCAAAGATATCTTGGGCTTCATTGTAGTTTCCATCCTTGATTGAATCGATAAACTTTTCAATATTTTCTTTGATATCAGACATTTTACTATCTCCTTCTAAAATGGACTAAATCTGTCTTGGGATCCGCCATCGTCTCCCTTTTCGTTTTCTGCTTCAACTTGTTTTTTCATGGATTCAATATCTTCATCCGAGAACATCATCACATTCTTCATGATCCATTCGCGCGAGAAGTATTCACCCACATACTGAGAAATCTGATCCATCGTCTGAAGTCTTTCTCTCAGAATTTCTGCATTCTTCATTTCAGTAAAATGATTGTCTCGAAGGAAGTCAATCGTAATGTCATTCTTCCACTCATTCCAATCATCTTCGGTGATGATCCCCTTTAGGATCAGCTGTTTCTTCAGAATGCCCAAAAACAAGTGTGAGAACCTTCTTCTCAGTCTGTCAATAAACTTCTGGAACTTCACCTCATCCCGAGAGATTTCGGTGGTCCTACCAAGAGAGAACTGAGATTCTTGTTCAAGCCTATTAATCGGAACATTCAAAGCACGATAAACTCGTTTCTGAAAGTACACGATATCATCGATCTGACCAAGATTCTCTCCACCCGGTAGTGTGGTAATCTCTGTGCCCCGACCACCTTCTCTACGAGGCAACCAGAAGTCTTCTAACATTGACATATGTTTTCGGTCATCTTTGATCTGACCATTGTTTGCATCATAGACCAATTTATTTCTATACCGAGACATGATGTCTTTCATGTGTTGTTCTGCCTTATTCTTAGGCAAGTTACCCACATCAATATAGAAAATTCTACGTTCAGGCGCCCGCGCGAGACGATAGATTACCAAAGAATCTTCCATCATCCTTAATTGGTTGATGGGTTTGATTGCTTTGTGTAGGTATGAAACTACACGTCTCTTGGTCGGATCAAGAAGACCTGAAGTCAAATACGAAACAGAATCGAGAGACATTTTTACACCTTGGGTCGTACCACCCTTTTCCTGATAGATGTAAAATTCATTGACCTTGTCAACGATCTTTGCATTAGTCTTCGGGTCTTTTTTGTATTCAACCTCTTTTACTTTACGAATTTTCAAAGCATCAATAGGTCGAATCTCTTGAATCCCTGCTTTGAGGTTTGATTCATTGACCACCAAATGGTGAACCAATCGACCATCGATATACCACGAACGAAACATATCATGTGCAAGTTCAGTAAAGTTCAACATAGAACAAATGTTATTGAACTCTTCGATCATGGATTTTTTAATTTTATCGGGCGCTTCTACATGGTCTAGATTGATATCTACAGGCGCCTCCTGATCTGATGCACTAATCGATTCATTTACGATATCTTCAATCGCAGCATCCACTTCCGGATGTTCCGCAAGTCCCCGATACTTTTTGATCAGATCTGCATTATCTTTTGCATCATTACCCTCAATATCAACATATTGACCATAATGAGCACCACTAGCAGTGACATAACCCGCACCGTCATTGTCCGTTTTGGGAACAATAGAAGGTAGTTTCTCGGGTTTTTCTTTTTTATCCTTGTCGATCTTTTTGAGTTCAAACCCAAAAAGTTTCACTAAACTGTTGTCATTTTCTGCCATATTATATCACTTCCTGTTAGCATAAAAGTGGGAGAGGGAAACCCCCTCCCACTTCTCTTACTTATACCGACATTAACTGGTAGTGCCTGACTCCCAGTACTGGACTTGGAACTCGGTAGTGAATTCTTCGATAGCGTCATTTGTTTCATATGACAATTCGATTGCAGCCACATTGGTCGGGAAACAACCACGGAAGTTATATGTCTTCAGGGTTGAACCGTCCTTATCGATTTGTTCCACCAGCAGGTCCGCTTGATAATCAACGGGGTTGGTCAGTCCGGTATTTGCTTGGTGTGCATTAATACCATTCATCCAACGTTCCATTGCATTTCGGACATTGAAGTCGGTGTCGTTAATTATCGTAACCGTCCACGGTTCAAAAGTGCGGTCACCCGCAATCTTCAACTGACGGCCACGGAATGGCACCTCAATCGGCGCCATCACGGATGCAGGCAACTGTGCCGCTTTACACAAGAAAGATGTAAGTTCTACATCTCCACCAGCATAGGCGGGAAAGTTCACAGTAGCTCTGAAGAGATTAGGGCGTGCGCCTCCACCTCTTAATTTTGACTTAAAGTCATCTACGCCTAAAACAGCCATTTCTTATACTCCTTTCCCTATACCACGCCGACTACTTCATCAAAACTGACACCAGTTCTAACTGCAACAAAGTTCAATGTTACATAGTTAATAGAACGTGCGGGTTTGATAAAGATACTTGCGACAAACTCGTTACGGTCAATCACATCCGGCGTATTGTTGGTTTCGTCACAAACCACTCGGAAGTCAGTGATACCTCTTCGACCACGGACTTCTCTCAAAAGCGGTTCCACAACATTGACGAACTCTGCTCGGGTGAATTCATCATTGAACTCAAACAGAATGTTCTTAGCTGCTTCTGCGATTGAACGCTCGAGCGCAAGGAACAGTCTCCGAACATTGATTCGATCAAATGCAGACGGTCTGTTTTCATGAGTCTTATCACCAAACAGAACAACCGATGCACCCGGAATGTTTGCGATTGGGTTGACTGATGCCTTATACAAGGTATCACGTTGTGTCTTATTAGGTGCAACCGCAATGTCGGTGACACCCAAATAGTTACCCCGTCTTTGACCCGCAGGCGAGAACCATGGTGCTGCGTTTAGATCGGTCGCAGCCATCAAACCAGCGGTGCTTGAAGACGCTGGGATGTTTACAAAGTTATCGTTATACTTGTCAAAAACCTTGAGGTAGTTATTGTCCACAATCAAGTATGAAGAATTGGACAGTCTGTTCGAAAATTCAACAGTAGCGTCCACCGCACTTTGAACAGGTGCGCCTACCACAACATCTCTTGGAGGTGATGCAACAACCACACAATCTTTACGGTTTTCTGCGATTCCGACCAAGTCGTTAACAACAGTAACACCATAGTCAGCTGAATCTGCTTGAGGTGCGACCAAGAAGTCAACAGTCACTTGTTCTGTATCATTGAACAGATCGAAACCTGTTGAGAATTCATTTTCGGTCAGGTCGCCTGAGTTTTCGCCTCCACCCAATCTAAGGGTAGCGACATCATTGTTCCAGGCAGATGTGCCGATTGAATAATCTGTTGCAGAATCAACATCAGGTGAGTTACCCCAGAGATTACCGATACCCGAGAAGTCAGCGTCAAATGCAGAATCATCCGCAAAATAACCTGAACTCAAGATGTACTGTGACTGATTATTAATCACATCGGTAATGTAGTTGGGTGAACCATCCGGTGTAACAGCATTAGGGGCAACTGATAAGTGTGGATATGTTTCCAACACTGAACCAGGCGCGCCTGAGAATGCGCCGGTGCGGTCAACCACCGCAACGTGGACCTCATCTCTACTTGCGTTTCTTTCGGAAGCCCATGCACTGGTTGATGGTTCGCGATCAAATTGACCACGATAGTCCCAAGCATCAAAATACTCAGCACTATCCCCAGCAGGACAGAAAGAAACCGAAAGTGCATTACCTAGTTCGCCCGGGAACCGTGCGATAAATGCACCAGAGTGAGTTTGGGTAACGCCTTCACCCAAAGATGATTTTACAACATTGTCGAAATGATCTCGGTTTTTGACCAAGACCGGATCGACTTGTTCTTCTGAATCCGCAGCGTCACGAAGTGCTGTGTACGCTGAGAATGCGTTTGATCCGCCGTTGTTACCACGAACAACAAACAGAGAGTTAGAATACTTCAAGAAGTATGCAGCTGACAGAAAGTCTACTGCATTATCTTCGTTCGGAGCACTGAAAGTCGACACCAGACCAGATTCATCTGCTACTAGTGTGCGTTCTTCTACAGGCCCCCAACGAAAGTTTCCTACAAATGCACCAGTAGAGGTACTGACATTCGGGGCAACACCCGTAAGGTCAATCTCTCTAACGGTCACCGCAGGAGAAGCAGACGGTGAGAATAATGCCATGACTCTTTTCCTTTTCGTTTACAAATGATAAGTATGCATAATACGGTTATGTTCAATACTTTTATTTATAAAAAGACCTATTTTCACCACTCATCATAGTAGGGATTCCACACACTCCACTCATTGGTGTGAGACCGATTGTTTTCAACCTCGGTAATATAATCTGAACCATCGTCAATAAATCCGAATGGCGGAATATCATCTTCGATTTGTTGCATTTTTTCTTCAAACAGGATTTGTTTAATATTAATATCTGTCATATCAGAAAAAAACTGGGTCGAAGCAAAGTAACCAAACATCACCAAGTTCATCATCAGATCGTCATGGTTACCATCAGAAGCTTCATATGATTGACCCTTTGCGACAAAAGTAGAGACCTCCATGATGGTATTTTCATCTACAATCTCTAGTTTTCCATTCTCTAATAAATCCTTGATCGCAGAACATCCGACCCGTTTGGTCTTCCGGGTCATCTCGATACCGATTCCTGATGCTTTGACTGTGCTTTCTAGATGGATATTTTCATATTCAAGTTCATGGTAAAGTCCATTACAAACCACCGCACCTTGGTCGTTGGACTCGATGATCACATATGCTTCGTTGTAGAGTTTTGCATACTTATAGATAATATTAGGAAAGAGTATTGGAGAGATAGTATTACAACGATAGACAGCAACCTGTTTGAACGGGTTTTCGCTAATATCGATTGCCGTAAAGGTAGAATAATCCTGACCTCTTCCCTTTGATACATCAACAGTGAAGATATAGTTCCGATCCTTTTTGGGTGGTTCATATATCAACATATCTCCACCCTCAAGAATCTGTTGGGGTTCTTGAGTTCTTAACGACAGTAAGGTTTCTCCGTCAATAAGTGTGTCACCCGTCCCGAAGAAGGTATTGGCGAACTCTTGATCGAATTGAAGTTGTGAAGTATTCGCAATGGTTTGTTGTTTCCACTCTTCATCACGTCCCGGAACATCCCACCAATTGACCTCGAATGGTTTATACTCATTGGTTCCCTGAACTGCACCTTCCCAAATCTTGTGGAATATGTTTCCAATCCCATTTGCGGTTGAAGTGATAATGACCTTGGTGTCCTTACCCGCAGAAACCACCGGGTATGTCGATGTATAGAATTCACTCGCACGTTCGACAAATGCAAACTCATCAAGGAATAGTAGGTTGACCGACATACCCCGGATAGAACTTCCGGATGTTGCTGCTGCGATGATCCGACTGTTATTAGAAAATTCGATGCTGCCTTTGTTTAATGCACGACATCCGGGTTGAAGAAAGAATGGTAAGTTTTCGAGTGCAAGTGTGATTCGACCCAACATCTCTCGTGCGGTCGCCCCTTTGTTTGCAAGTACCGCAATGGTCTTTTCGGGATGAAAGATCGCAAACCAGAGAATATAGACCACCGATGAGATAGACTTACCAGACTGTCGACAGGCCAAGACAATGTTAAATCTATTCTCATTAAAGTGTCGAAACATCTCTTCCTGATAGGGATAGAGATCAAAAGGAACAAGACCCTTATCAAGAGAAATAATCTTAACATAATTCCGAGCAAAGTACGCAGGGTCATGCATACATTTCTTATACTCGGTTATCTTATGTGCATCCCACTCTTCAGCAACACCATCACGTTTTACATTTGCGTTGCCGTTATAGTGGTTAGTCTGAATCTGGTTCAATGTCAATCACCTTCTCGTCATTTTGTAAAAATCTTTGTAACTCAGTGGTCGAACCGATGAAAAGGTTATTGTTGGTTGTATTATTTGGAAGTTCTTTTTGTGATTTTTCTTGAGTTATTTCTTTGTTTTTCTTATTCAGGTCCATCAACTTATCGTTGATGTCTGACATATTCTTCATCATGTTCGACAAAACCTCGAACGCGCGCGGGTGCTCGCTCTCGCGCGCGACCTCTACCATCATCTCTAGAGACTCTCTGCCTTTTTCTAAAAGGTCATAGTAAGTTTCTCGGGAGTAATCATAGTCATTTTTTACATTATCTTTTTCACTCATTTCTACAATCCTGTAGGTTCTTCACTA